TTACGAAGCACTATCGGACAGGATGATGCCGGCGAACGTTGCGGCCAGGGGACAGTCGATGGTCCAGTCCGTGCCAAGCTCGGCGCCGGCATCCCAGCCACTCGGCATCGCAATTGCCGAGAAATTGTCGGTGACGGCGTTGCCCCGGCCGATCTGGGTGGAGCCATAGGGGTAGTAGAGCTGGCACGCGGCGGAAGCGTTCTGAAGAGCACTTTGCAGGACCAGTTGCAGATGCGTCGCATCGAGCCGCTGGCAGGAAATCGCCGGGACGATCGTGCCGGCGTTGCCGGGAGCGCCACCGTCCATGACGGCGAAGCCGGCTCCTGACGCCGCCTGCAGCGGAACCTTCAGATCGTTTCCGGCGTCGTGGGTGACGGTCAGCACCAGGGTCGTGTTCGATTGCCGGTACACGTGGGTGATCGCCGGGCCTCCGACTTTCGGAATGACACCGGGAATACTGGCGATGGAGTCGGCACATTCCGCTGCCATCAGCGCCTGAGCGACAATCGGACTCGCCAGCCTGGCAAACCGCTGGTTGTCGAGACTGTCGCGATGGGAGGTATCGCCGCCCGTCGCGAGTCCGGTTGTCGGATCCCAGGACGAACCGCGCGGATTGCTGTCGCTGGTCTGGACGTTGCCGATAACGACACGCTGGTTCGTGTCCGCGGCCATGCTTTGGACAACCTCGCGATGCATCGTCATGCCGTCGGCGGTGCCATACGGTATGGCGTTCCACCAGACCAGCGGTATCCGGTTGGCGGTATCGGTCAGCATCGTCCGCAGCAGCGACAGAAACCGCTGTGCCGCGGCCTGGAACGTGGCCTTTTCGGAATAAGCACGCAGGCTGTCGGTTTCGCTCCAGGGCCATACGATGGCGCAAATATCCGATTGGTCCTCGGCCGGCAGCGCGGCGATGGGCTGCTGGACGGCGAGGCCGTCGGCGCCCAGCGCCCAGGTGGACGGATTGGAGCCATCACCGGGATTGTGCACAAAATCGCCCGGATATCCGGAACTTGTCGCATAGATCCCGTGGCCGCTTTCCATGGTGTAGCTGGCCGCGCCGCCGGTCGTGGCAAGAACATTCCAGGCCAGGGCACCCGTGTACCAGGCGACCCCGCGTGCCAGCAAAGCCGCGGCGCCATCGTTCAAAGCATAGTTGATGGCATTCGACTGGCCGTTGAACAGCAGATAGATGCCTTTTCGCGCACCACACACCCATCGGCCAGCATAGGCGCAAACCGAAGCAACGTCGGCATCCGAGAGCGCGCGTGCCCACTCCGCGGCTTCATGCAGCCAGCATTGCGCGGCGCCGGTTGCGGTGCCGTCGTGCAACAGCAGAACCGGACCCGTTTGCGCCGTGGCACTCCAGACGACCCCATGCGCAACCTGCGTGCCGTCGAGCCATAAGTCTGCGCCCGTCTCCGGCGTATAGCACAGGAGTATGGAATGCGTATGTCGCCGGGTCATGGACGAGCTGACGACGACCTGGCTCGCGCCGGGAAAAAGCACGAGACGGCCCGTGCCGCCCTGGCTGTCCACCTGCAGCACGGGCTGGGACCCGATCGACAGCAATGTGATCGGCTGCGTATCGACACCGCTGCCCTGGCGCCAGTTGGGCCGGGACCAGACCAGGTACCAGGTCCAGGCCGACGTGGCGCTCGCCTGGGACGCAGGCGCCTGCCAGCCGGTAAGAGGGTCCAGCGCGGGCTGCAGCAGCCCGGAACCCGTGACCGGATATCCTGTGCCCCCCAGCAACCCCGACAGATGCGGCACGCCCTGCGGCTGGCCGATCGGCGTCCGGAGGGAAAATGGCTGAAGGTTTCGGTTGTTTCCGGACAGATCCAGCAAGGCGCTGGCCGCGGTGTTCCAGCTTGCCAGTGGCACGTTGCCGGGACCAAGCAGCCCTGCCGGCTGACTGGCATCCCACCAGCCGGCGGTCCCGGACACTGCCTGCGTCAGGGACTGGAAGACAGTGGTTGTGGAAGACAGCGGTGCATAAAGCGCCAACTGACCTGCCCCGACGACCATCGGCTGGCCGGGGCGAACGAACAGAAGGCTCATGCCTTACTGGACCTGGAACGAGCTCGAACTGACGGTCGGTGAGCTGCCATCGAGACCTTCCGCCCAGGCATACCAGACGCCTGCTGTCGCCGGTGTCGGCACATAAGCGCCCCAGAGATCGGTGTTGACCAGGGAAGCGGCAGTCCAGGACGCAGGCGGCGTCGTGGCAGATTGCGAGAAGCCGAACTGAACAGGCGACGTTCCGGGCGTGACATGGGCGTTGACGCCAATGGAACCGGAGGCATGGGTGTACGGGCCGCCCGGCAGCAGGTTCCAGGTGATCCCAGTAACGGATTGCGCGGCGGCTTGCGTAACGGCGGTGACGACCGTGGAAGCGGTGCCGGCGCCGGATGCATTCACGCCGAAAACGGAGAAATCGTAGCTCGTCGATGCCTGCAATCCGGAAATCGTGGTGGAAGATCCCGTAATGGCTGCCAAAGACCCTGTCCAGGTCGATGATCCTGTCGTCCGGTACTGGATCGTGTAGCTCGTGGCGGCGTTGGTTCCGGTCTGGGCGGTCCACGTAAGCTGCACGGCGCTGCTTGATGCTGGTGTAGCCGTCAGGCCGGCCACCTGCGGCGGTGTCGTCGGCGTCGCGGCCGAGGTTGTTGCGATCAGAACGGCTGACGGCAGCCCTGTTCCGGCGGCATTCACCGCTTGCACAACGATATCATAGGTGGTTGCCGGCGCCAGGCCGCTCAAGGTGGTGGTCGTTCCGGTCACCGAGGCCGCGGTGCTCCAGGAGGCTGTTCCGTCTTGTCTGTACTGCACGGTATAGGACGACGGGCTCGTCCCGCTCGTGGGTGCCTGCCATGAGAGTGCGATGGTTGTCGATGTCACCTGGGAACTCGCCAGGCTAAGGACCTGGCCGGGTGCCGCTGCGGCGGTTCCCGCGACCATCGAGGCAAAGGCAACAGTACCGCCTGAATATGTTGCGCAGTAGATGGATGCCGACTGCTGCGGAGCGATGGCCAGACTGCCGTTTGAGCTGATGAATCCCGAACCGAGGGTGACATTGCCCGTGCTGACGTTGATGACCGTGCAATGAAATCCGTTGCCCATGTTGGCCGTCAGCGGCGTCAGCGTAACGGGCTGGCTGCATACCAGGATGCGGCCGTTGTGGACGGTGCCGTCCAGGTTCGTGGCGGTCGTGATCTCGACGACCGGCGTCTTGTATGTCGGCAGCTTGCCGGCGATCCAGACCCAGATTGCGCCGAAGGTCTGGCTGGCCATGATATTGCTGCCCTGCGCGGCCCAGATCGTATCCGAGTCGCTGGCCGCAACGGCTGTCTGCGCCTGATCGATCGTAACGCCGTCAAGGAAGCTGCCATAGCTTATTGCATAGTTGGTTCCAGCGTGGCCTACGGCGACCAGATCCTGGCTGGAAAGCGTATTGATGACGGGAAGGCCGGCAATGGCGCTGCCTGCACCGGTGGCAGCGGCTGTCGCGGTCGATGCGATCGTGCCGTCTGGCGTAATCGTTACGTTTGGGCCAGCCTCGAAAAGCCCCCGCAGCAGCGACGCCTGCATCAGCATGGGCGTGCCCTGGTTGCAGATCACCAGCTCGGCGTTGGGGGCCAGGCTGGACAGCGCGGGAAAGCCGGCGTGGTCAAGGCCGGTCGCCGCAAGCGTGCCGTTTGACAGGCTGACGCCGAGCCCGATGCTGATCGATTCGGGGCTGCCCGAGCCGATACTGGTGCGTCCAAGCAACGAACCGGTCTGGACGATGATCGCAGGTTGGGTAGTGGCGAGCAGGGAGCCCAAAGATACCGAGCGTGCGGTGCCGCCCTGACTTATTGGCACTGCGTCGGAAGCAGAGACGGTCGTCGCCGCCGGAAGCTGTGAGATGGTCGGCATCTATATTCTCTGTTGCATTGGAAATCGGGAGAGACCAGGCTATGCCGCTACCGCAAGTCCATTATAGATGGTTGCCCATTTTGTTCCGTCGTAGTACACCTGGACACCGGTTCCCAGTCCGGTTGACTCGCCCGGCTTTCGTCCGTTGCTGGCAAATGCCTGCGCCCCGGCCGGCATTCCTGCCGGAAGCGTTGCGACCGTGTAGGATGGCAGAACCGGAGGCGCAATGAAGCGGGGTGACACGGCATTCGTCCGGAATATCTCCCGCCAGCAGGAAGCGCCATCCGAGACGATATGATACCGGTCGTTGGCATGCAGCACCACCGGGCCGCAATCGATGGTGTCTGCTCCACTGGGAACAATACTGACGGATGGTGTGCCAACCACTGAAAACGTATAGCCGGTTCCGGAGGCGACCGTACTGGCGGCCGGCAACGTGATGGTGAAAGATCCGGTTCCGGTCAGGAAAACGATGTTGCCGGTTATGTAGTTGGGCAATGTGGCAGAGGCGGAATACACATTCGGAGCGCCTACTGCGATGCCCTTGCCAACGGGATAGGACAGGGCGCCCTGGTTCCAGCGCAGCGTCCCTGTTGTACTGTCGAATAAAAGCTTGTTGTTGTTTGTTTGTTCAAACGAAATTGCGTGGCCGGCGGCAAGCCTGATTGCCGGAGCGCTGCCGATCGACCGTGCACAGGTGGTATCGAGCACGGCGTTTGAGAAAGGGATGCCGATGGCGAAAACTGTCTTTGCGCTGCCGGACGAGCCTGATGCCAGGTACACGCCGACAACGGTCGACACCTCGACCGCGGCGCCGGATGTGTTGTGCTGACCAACGACGAGACTTTGGATTTGCCTGCTGTTGGCATCATCCAACCCGTTGCCGAACCAGTCCATCTCGGTGGTGATCGATGCGTTGACGGCACTTGACGGATTGCCGGTGGTATCCCTGTATTCTATGCAAGTCGCCCAGAGCTGAGGCTGGGGCAGATACTGACCATTTGATCCGATAGTGGCAGACTGGCGCAAGGTTTGGATATAACGTCCGACGTGTTGCGCTGCCGTGCTGGCTACCGGGGTTTGTATCCCCGTCCAGATCAGCCGGTCCAGGCCGCCCCATATGTAGTTTCCAGGGCTGTTGTAGATAATCGTGTCATTACGGGTATTTGTTGTAACGACGCCGTTCTGGCCGCCGGCGTGGCCGACGATGTAGCAAGACTGGTTGACCGCGAAATCGGTTGGCTGCGAGGATGCCTGTGACGATGAGATGCCTGACGAAGTGCTTCCAACCACGATGCCCGGCAGCGCGAAGGCAGCCGGTGCTCCGCCATTGGGAATTGCCGCGGCCAGGGGCGTTCCATCCGCCAGGACCGTTCCGTCAACCACCCACTTTACGCGCTTTGTCGTCGCGATGCCCCACGATCCGGGGGGCTGCAAGACAGTCGTGCCATGCGGGACATAGATTGTCGATCCGGCCGGGGCGGCCTGGTATGCTGCCTTGAAGGCAGCAGTATCATCCGTAACGCCGTCGAGCTTGGCGCCGTACGGTGGCAGGACGACGTTGATGACGCCTTGTGCGTTCGGATTCGCATCCACATAGGACTTCGTGGCGGCCTGAAGCGGCACCGTGGGCGCGCCCGAAAGCACAAGCGCGCCGGTCAAAGTGCCACCGCCGAGCGACAGAGCCGTCGCTACCTGACCATCGACGTAATGCTTCGTCGCGGCCTGGCTTGCCGTCGTGGGATCCGCAGAGAGGCTTAGTGCGCCGTTCAGACTGCCGCCGGAAAGAGACAGGGCACCAAGCAGCTTTGTATCGACATAGTTTTTCGTCGCCGCCTGAGCGGACATCAGCGGATCAGCCGATAAAATCAGAGGACCGCTGAGCGTGTCGCCTGCTCGCAGCACCCTTGTGTCGACATACTCCTTGGTTGCAGCCTGGGTTGGCAGCGCCGGGTCAAATGCCAGAACCACCGGACCTGTGAACGTAACCCCTGCCGGCTTGACGTAGTTCGCGACCGCTCCATCGACGTACTGCTTCGTCGCGGCCTGCAACGGAGAAGTTGGACTGGATGCCAGATAGAGCGCACCCGTCAGTGAATCGCCGGTACGCGCGACACATAAATCGACATATTGCTTGGTGCTGGCCTGCAGCCCAACCGTGGGATCCGAGCCCAGCAGGAGAGCGCCCGTCATCGAGAAGCCATTAAGCGGCAGGGCGCCGCCGATGTGGGTGTCCACATAATTTTTGGTGGCTGCCTGATTGGCAAGAACGGGGTCGGCAGCCAGAGTCAGTGCGCCAGTCAAAGTGTCGCCACTTCGAAGGACGCGTTGATCGACATATTGCTTCGTCGCCGCCTGAGCATTCATTGACGGATCCGAGGCCAGGAAGAGGCTGCCCAGCAAAGTGCCGCCGGACCTGGGCAATGCGCCGCCGACCTGGACATCGACGTAGTTCTTTGTTGCCGCCTGCAGCGCCAGTGTCGGATCGGCCGCCAGAGCAAGCATCCCGGACAGTGTATCGCCGGCGCGCGAAAGCTTGAGATCGGCATAATTCTTCGTCGCGGCCTGTCGGCTGCTGGCCGGATCACCGTTCAGCAGGAGCGCGCCCGACAGTGAGCCTCCGCTGAGCGGCAGCAGTCCAGCCGCCACCGCGTCCGCATATCCTTTTGTCGCCGAATCCATCGGACCTTGCGGCGCGGCAGCCAGTTTCAGGACTCCCAACATCGAGCCGCCGGTCAAAGGCAACGCAGTCGAAACCTGCTGGTCCACATAGGCCTTGTCTGCCGCCGCGGCTGCCGAGGCCGGCGCGCCGGCCAACACGAGCTGGCCGGTCAGTGTTCCGCCTGAAACCGGGACCATGGCGGCGGCCAGATCAGCCAGCTTCTGATAGTTCGTCGCGCCGGTAGCCGCCACCAATCCCTGCGACAGGTTGATGTCTGGAACACCCGACAGCCCACTCAGCAGTTGTTGATACGTTACGGATACAGTCTGCCCGCTCTGCGACAGGCACAACAGGTCGCCTGTGCTCGGGACGTTGCCTGGCGGCAGGTTACCGATGGTGAACGGTGTGGCTGCGGCAGAAAGTGTACCGCTGGTGAGGACCAGGTTCGCACCAACAGCGATGACCTCGGGCGCTCCCACACCGGAGCTCATGCGTCCAAGCAACGACCCCGAAGATAGGGCGAGCTGTGACTGAACGCCATTCAGCACCTGGGCGCGGGTGATTTTTACTGTGTTGCCAGCCTGACTGATAACCATTTCATCCGCGTCGGATGCTGATGTCGCAGGCGCAAGCTGATCGATTGTGGGCATTAAACATTACTTTCCGGCCGCTTCTCCGCCTCGGCGGCGCTGCGCCAATACTTGCTATTGTCGTAAGGACCAGGCTCTTCGCCCGCTAGCTGCTTATCAGCAGAGGATTGCCATTTTGATCGGTCAGCATGATGCCTGCCGAAGTCAGTAAGGCATCTGCCGGGACCTCCGGTATCGACAATAGCAGCACCGGCAGCAGGACGCTTCTTTGCAGTGAGCGCCCGTTTGTCGTTGTTATATTGAATGTAATTGAATACACCGTTCCGGCTTGGCCGCCGGAAAGCCACAGGACAATCCGTGTACCATCCGCTGTTGAACTTTGCATCACGAGGTCGCCCGGGTTGGACGGCAAGATGCCGACATCCAGCGTCGCAATGCCGTCGCCATCGTTGCCAATAACGGCTGGTGTGATATCCAATATATAATCCAGGACGTCACCCGGATCCTTCGTCGGCCAGTTCAGCGGAGCAGGGGCGACGGCAGTCGTTCCGCGCGGAACTGCGACGAATGAGTCAATGGTTGCCACACGGGCATGGCTTGGCTTCCAGACATGGCTTGCTGGGGTTGGCATGGCAGATCCAATTGTTCTGGTATCAGAGGAAGAAAGGTAAATTGTCGCTTGAGACAGGCAAATCCTGACTCAGTATCGGACGACGACAAGCCCGCCGCCACCACTTGCTCCGGGATACGCAGTGTTGCTGTTCGCGCCGGTTCCGGCGCCAGCCGCGCCTCCACCAGGGAACGTGCCAGGGTTCCCAATCGTTCCGCTGTTCTGCGAGCCGCCCATTGGGGCGCCCCCTCCCATTCCGCCCTGGTTCAGGAGTCCCGCCTGCCCCGCGGACCCTGTAAGATTGACGTCCCCTCCCACCCCATAGCCTGGCGGGGTAGCGCCATTTTGCGGCGCGGAGACAGTTGCCTGGGAGTTCAGGCTGCCTCCTTTAGCACTGACAAATGGCCCGAAACTTGAGGTGCCACCAGCTGTAGGCGCTGTTCCCCCGGTTGTCCCGCCCGACCCGCCGGCGCCGACCGTAACGGGAACGATTTGGCCTGGTGTGAGTCCGGTAACAAGTTTCTTCGCATATCCACCGCCAGCGCCTCCGCCGCTAGCCTGCCCGGGAGCCGAGGCATAACTTCCTGATCCACCACCCCAAACCTCTACCTCGACCTGGGTAACGCCCGGAGGCACAGTAAAGTTTCCTGAACTCGTGAAACTCTGCACGCCGGAGCCAAATCCCGGGCGCAACGCGGGTAGTTTCCAGGTCAGGAACGGCGCGGTCGGAACGACCGAAATCTGTCCGTTTCCGCCGTCGATCTCCGTCTGGCCATACGCAACCACGATCTGATAGAGCCCTATCCAGCCGGCATCCGCCGTAGGCGTAATCTGACTGCCAGAGTTCGCGGGAATGCCGGCCTTCAGCTGGACGACCAATGTTTGCGCGCGAAGGGTATTCTGGGCAGCCCCGGAATTGGAAGGGCCGCTGAATGATTGTGCTGGGTTGCTTGCATTGTAGTAAGGCAGCACAACCGGGTTATCATCCTGTTCCTGGAACGCGGCCTGTACCAGATAGGCTATCGATTGCCCAACGCTTGATGGAGCCGTCAGCGTGAGCGTGGTGGGCCAGGGATTGATGCCCATCTTGATGATAGCCGCGCTGGTATCGGCAGGGATGGATCCATAAGCCTGGCTGTCGATAAAGGCGAGTTGCGTAATGCTGCCGCCGCCAATCGTCACACTCATCGATGCGGGCGTTGTCGGCTGGCATGCCAGCCCGTCTACCACCGTGTTGGTGCCAAGAACCGCCTGGGCGAGAAATCCCAGTCCGATCATGGTGTTTTTGTTGATGGAAAGCAAGTCCGTGTCCAACGGAATGGCACCCGGGTAGACGATGGTACGATCCATACGAAACTCTCGCCGCTCATTACGGTTGATAATCAGATAATTTGTAGCCAGGCAGTAGCATTGACGGGCAGGAGGCTCAGAAGTGCTGACCTGATGTCGTCGTCGGTGATCTCACCCGGCAGGCCGGAGAGATCAACATATGAAATGGAGCCGCCGCTATATGCACCGGTTGTAATCCCGTACCCCGCCAGCGTGGCAACGCCCGGTGCAGCTGGACGCTTTACAGTAATGAAAAACTGGAGCGGCAGGTGAAGATTCCCCCAACCGCCCGCCTGGCCATAGGCCATCCCATAGCAAGGACAGTTGGCGGCGCCGAGGAATGATCCGTAGGCTCCGGTGTCGGCAGTTCTTGCTGGCTCAAAAATGTCCGGTTCGGAGCCGCAGACATCGCGAATGCCGGCCGTGATCGCGGTCCGGGTCGTTGCATCGCGAAGCAACGCCTTCTTGATGCGAGCCCGGAAGAAAGTATCGGCCTCGCCCGGCTTGCGTTGCACTCCACTGCCGAAATAGTCCACCGCGGCCATATCGAGCCAAACGTCGGACGCCGTTGTGATACGGGCTTGCTGGGCGACGTATGCCAGAAGGTCGTACAACCACACCCACGGCGTCGCAACTGCGCTGAGGATGGCGTCAAGATTAGGGGTCTCTTCGCCGAACCACCGCTTCGGAAGAACAGTCTTCAGTCGAAGAACGAAGTCTTTAAGGTCACCCACCATTGACGGTCACCGTAACGGTTCCGGCCCGTATGACGGTACGAGCCGGCGGAACGATATCAGACGGAAGCCCATTCAGCAGCACGCCGCTGACATTGTCGATGTTTGGGTTGGCCATATAAGCGCTTCGTGCGACCCGGGTAATCGAGGCAACCCGGCCTATCGTCAGCTTGTTAAGATAATCAGCAACCAATGCCTGGACCTGAGACAGGTAGGTCGTCGAGTCGTTAGATTGGCGCAAGGTAATGCACAACGTGACGTTGGCTACCATCACTGTCGGGGGCAGGACGAAGAACGTTGTTCCGATTGGCCGAACCGCGTCAACCGCCGAAGCAACCACAGTCAGGAGGTTTGCCGATGGGTGCCCAGACCCATCGTCAACCGTTACGACAAAACATCCTAACCTCGCGCTTCCATCAGCAGCGATGTTTTCCTGGATAAGGACGTCCAGGCCTTGCTGCACGTTTGCAACGGCATTCGTTATCGCAGCCAAGGTGGCACGTGATCGGCTTCCCAGGTAGTTTTGGAATCTTAGGCGAAACGCCTCGTCGCTCTCGGCATCGACTCCGTTGACGAACGGATTGGCGTTTGTAACGCAATCGATGCCCGGCAGCGAAGCCGCTATGATGGAGATTGCACCTGCAAGCACATTTCCGGCGGCTCCGCTGGACGTGCAGGTCACCGGCAGAATGGCATTGCTGACACCACTTGGAATGACATAGCCGGACTGCGACGCACTCCAGATAGAAGACGTGTCGTCTTCACTTACCGCAAAGCTAAGTGCACCATCTGTCGTTTTGACAACCGACCCAACAGGTACGAGCGCCGGCAACGAGTTGGCAAAACGGGAGAACAGCACGGTCCCTGATGATGGAGATGCCGGCAGTCGTGTCAGGCAAAAATCCTGCATCCAGCTGTCCAGATCGGCGCCATTCGAGGTTGCCGCCCTTGTGGTTTGCAGGACCTGGAGGATCAGCCACTGCATCCACAAGGCGACTGAAGCATTGGCCTCAAAAATGGCTCGAATGACCGAGCCTACGGATACATCTATCAGTACCGTAGCTGAGCTTTGCAGCGCGGCTCCCATATCCTCAATCAGCAGTGCGAACGTTTTGAGTGAAAGATTCATGTTACTCAACTGGAGCTTACACTGAGCTGGTTTGAGGAGCCAGATGAGGCATCAACGTAGGAGATATCAGCAATTACGATACCGTTGGCTGCATCGGCGATTCTGGTGCTTACCTGCGGGGGCGGCGCGGAAGAAACTGCCGCTTCCAGGTTTAGCTGTGCCCTGACGACCGATTCGATGTCCGCAGGCTTTGCCGGAGTTCCCACGAATTGGCCTAGCCCACCTCCGTAGTCGAGATGCCAGATATAGTCACCGCCGTTTGTCAGCAGACGTCTGCGCACGCGCCGATCTGTCATGTCGGATCCAGCTGCAAGCGCGAGATCTCCAGTGCTACCAACCGTCAGATCTCCGCCCCATTCCAGAAGGAGGTCGTTCATCTATGGTTCCTTTGCTCTGGCTAGACCAATTTGGAGGGACCCGTGGTTGCGCCGCCAGACGGTATCTGGTGGGTATGACCGTCGTAGGCTGCGCGCAGGCTCGACAATGATCCATCGCGATCGTAGACTTCGCCCTGGACATGCAGGTCACCGTTCATGCGGATGGTGCCGTCATTGCACAGCTTGAGGAAGCTGCCGGTTTGATGAACCAGCCAAAACTCGTTTCCGGGTGCCACCGGCGGACGCTGACCGTTTGAAAAGGCACGACCGACGATGATACCCTGCTCGATGTCTCCCTCCTGCGGAATCAGCAGAACCTGATCTCCCGGGTTGGGCGGACAGACCATTCCCCAGCCGTTGCCCACCCAATGCGATAACATTGGCAACCAACCCGATAGAACACCATCCGGTTGGATTTGCACTCGGGCCATGGCAGTCTGATAGTCAACCGAGGTGACAGTACCGAATTTCACCTGGCCTCCGGTATGGTCCAGGCTCCACGCATGCGATTTGAGTGCGTTGATCAAACGGTCGCCCATCATGCCCTGTACCTATGCGAACTTCGGCTAGACTTGAAAGAGATCGGCCACTGGCACCGCTATCACGGACTGCCTGGATCCAGTGACGGAGTTGTAGTAACGTTCGACGCTTTCGACACGATAGAGGCCATCCAGAGGCGACCCGGTCTGGCTCATCATCAGTCCAGTACGCGGCGCGAGCGCGAGATTCAGCGGCATCTCCAGCTGCAAAGTGGTCTGCAAGCGGCTGATCTCAGCCGCATATCTTGCCGCGGACTGCGTCACCTGAGCAGATGTAAAATTGGATGCCGAAAAGAGATATGGCTGTCCCCCAGTGCCAGATGACAACGCGGCGTCGGTAGAAACTGGTCCCGCTGCGCCGCTGATATAGGGGACCATGTTCTGGCAATTCCAGGATTGCATTCTCACCGTGGCGTTGCGCGACATTCCCAGCGCTCGGTCGAGGCGCAGACTTACGAGATCGCTTGCTACGATGTTGACCACGTTCAGCGGCACCGTCGTCGCTGGCTGGAAAAACAAGCTGTTGTCCTGGACAAAGGCGTCGAAGTTGCTTTCGCGAGCAAGCTGGACCACGAGATCCCAGTCAGAACATAGGCGTGAGTAGAGGCCTGTCGACAGGCGCGTATATCCTTCACCAAAGTACCGGCCGGTATTACCTGACGTAGGCGTCACGATTGCTTCGAGACTATGCCAGTTTGCAATGGTGGCCACTACCTGGGACGCGGTTTGGTTCACGAAGTCTAACTGTCGATAGGAGTCCACCAGCGACGCAGACAGATCTCGACCCTCAACCGAAGCTGTTCCCCTTGTCGCATCGATGCAGACCGTGTCGATCATGCCAGTGATCAGACTTGCCGGCGGCGGACCCATGACATTCGCGATGACCACGTTCACGCAGCCAGACGACAGGGTCGACCAGTAGTAGATGTCCCGAAGAGGCGGGACGCCCATGGCAAACGTCAGAGAGTAGCAATCGGCCGAGAAGCTGTTGGTTGAAGTGAAGGTTGCCGACAATAGGCCCGGGACCGCAAATCCGTCAATAGTTACGGCAGGTCGGGTCGTAGAAACGGATGCTCCGAGCACTTACTGCGGTCCGATGCCATCGGAGAAAGCGCTTGAGAAATCCGGGATGACGATTTGTTTCTCACCGGAGAGCATAGGATCCGACAAGCCATTTATCTTCGCAATATTAATCCACTGCAGTGCGTCGCCCAGCTCAGACGCTGCAATTGCAAACAGGTTGCCATCGATGGTCGTGAGATTATGCACCTGAACCCCCGGCGGAAGTGAGGCTCGTTCCAACTCGGCCGACATATGCTTTGGTCACAACCGCTGCCGCCAAAGCCCCAGCGGCAGTTACTGTGTTTCCGAACATCCGCTGACGAATGGGCGCATCCGCCTTCACGTCGATCTGTGACATCATGCTGTTCGAAGCGTCGCTAATTCGTTGGTCAATGCTCGCGACGGACGATTTTATTGCGGCGATGCTCTGGGAATGATCTGATGTTCCCACGGTGAGAGCATTGGACGCAGTCACGGCCGCTTGCAAGGTACCTAACTCGATGCCGGCGCCAATCGCCGCTGCTGCGGCATATGCGAGGTCGGCGGCCACGCTAGGATATAGCATTAGATCTACGGCATTGTTGGCACCTGGCTGCTGGACGACGACGCAGCCGACTTGATACGGTATCCACCATGGGTTATGAAAGTTGGCGACGAATGTCCTGACAATAACCTGGTATCTGAAGGAATCCCAGGTCAGCCATACGACCTCACCGGTCAATCTCAGGCTGTCCATTGCGCGCATTCTGGCCTCGGCATAAGGGCCGGAAAACGTCCCGGAAAAATATATGTCTCCGTCATCTGGGCCGAGCCGCTCAATAACGCGGTTGCCGCCAGAGAGTTTATGAATGACTACTCTATGGCGCCCACCAAATCGAATTGATGGGGGTATTTCGAAGTCCTGAAGATTGATGTCGCCGATCTGTACCGGGGATGCTTGCATCTTTGTTTATCCTCGGGATCAAGTGGTTGGGCACCGCAGACAGAAAGTCTTCGGATTCTAGAAGGGAGATACTCGGCTTTTAGGAATGCCGATCCGCGGATCGACGCCAGTCATGCCGGCCGCAGGCCTCGAAAGCACGCGTCCGAGGTGATCCACGGCCCATCGTCCCAAGGAAGCGCCGTCAAGGTGTAATGTAACGACAGGTGCCTTGTTTGACTGGGTCCCGCCTTCTTTGTTCATAGTGTCCGATGCTGCAGGGGGCAGGCTTTCGATCTTAAAGGGAAGCGCCTCATGTTCATTGTAGATCGGCGAAGGAGCAAACGAGATATCAGTCCAAGATGCTTCAGAGCGCGGCAGACGAGTTTCCATCTGCCGGCTTTCAACCTGCCGTAGATCGGAAACCGCTTTGGTCGGACCGAGGGATGTGGACGGAGGCGATGTTTCTCGCCGAGGGAGCGCGATCCGCTTGTTGGAAGACAGGCGGCGTATCCAGCTCGTCATCGGGCGGTATGTGTCAAACGAACGACCGCTGTAGTCCGAGAATGACAGCCGACCCGGCTGGGCGCCCCGCTGATTGCTGGTTGTGACCTGCAAGAACTGAGTATAACGGCTTTGGGTAGAAACAGCCGGGTACGGCACAAATCGAGGCCGCGCAGGTCCACTGTCAAACAGAGGGCGGCGACTGGTCCTGCTGCCTCGCTTTACTCGCGGCAGATCAATCAGCTGGTACGACTTCGTCGGCCACTGCCTGGCGGCGTTTGTATTGGAGACAGTGGCCGCAAGGCTGGCATTGGGTTCCGCATTTCGTTTGGCAAGAGGCCCGAATCGAGCAGGTGCGGTGGGATAGCCAGGAAACCGCACAGCTCGCTGCAGCCTGCGCAACCAGGTTGTTCGCTTTTCGCTAACAAACCTCTGCTGATTTATATTCGGCCGCCGCCTTTGGCGAATCGTCGTGTAGAGCATAGGATTTCGTGCTCAATTATCGTGGCTCGATCCAGGTGAAGCTTGACCAGTCGAATAGATTTCCATGCAAGCAGCCCATGGCGATAACGTAAGCGGTTCGATCTGCCGCGTCGAGCGAAAAGGCAACGTCAAATGGCACCCCGTTTTGAACCAGGTAGAGACAGTCGATCAAGACAGGGTGCCGGGCAAGTTTCCCACGTGTTCTCTCGGCGGCGGTTCGCCCTGGCTTTCCTCGAGGGCGTCCGCGATTGCTGCAAGCCCCTCGTCCCCTAGCCGATCAACGATGCCTTCAATCTGCGTCTCGGTTGTCGGCCGTGGTATTGGGACGCCGTCGATCTCCGTTACCGAAAAGGCCAGCCCTGCCATCGACAGCCATGATGTATTCTGGGACAGGTCCGGACCGGCTGCTTTAAAGAGCCGAAGAGTGTCTAGCGAGGTCAACTGGCGCAGCGTGAGCTTGCGTCCTCGTGCATCAATCGCCGTAATAATCCGTTCCGAACCACCAATGACGGATTGTGACGGGCTCATCAGATGCGTCTCTTGCGCGTCGCAAAGAATTCCAGCCTTTGCTTTACGCTCGTGTCGCCTTTCCAGATACCGGCGCTGGCAAGCTTGAAAACCACTCCGTCGTACTGATATGTTGAAACCGAACCATCCGTTTCTGTTATGTACTGGTACATCGTGCCTGGCTGAGCGGCGGCGCCGTTGTAGAAGTCCTGTTCAATGGTGGAGATGAAGTCGTCGAGAACCGGTGATCCCCGTTCCACCTCGAAATTTCCTTCCCATCCCTTCGGCAGTTCGGCTCCAAGCTGAGTTCCGTCAAGCCGGCTGACCCGCACAGGGCTCGTGAGCTGGCGGCTCTCGAATCCGGTTACATGGCTCATATCGACGCGACCGTTGGATCCCATCACGACCAGCTGGGTGTCGCGGCCAATTGAAAACGTTGTCAGACCCACTTCTTGAGCTCCTAGCTAATCTGGCCGGTGGGCAATGTCTGGCGCGCCACCTGAACGGTCTGGCCTCCTTCAACATTGACAATGAAACGTTCGTTGATCGCCTGATATTGCACTTGGGCGTCCGACTGAACGTATCCCAGACTGGTACGCGACGACGGATTATTGGAGGTGTCGCAGATCACGCTGAATGGAACGGAACCGTCCGTGCTACCAAGCAGCCCCTGTGCCAGCATATTGTTCAGGAAGGACAGTTGGGTGGACCTGATTTGAGCGAACAGGGTGCTGTTGATAACGGTGCCAACGTATTGACCCATTCCCGCAGCTAGCGTCGCAGCTATATAATTGGTCAGTCTGGTGTAGTCGTCACCGTCAATCGCCTGATTGGACGAGGTGTTGTGGCCTCCCCGGACACCCCAGAAGGAGCCCGCAGGCTGCGGGTTGCAAATGATGTCAATGCCGGCGGCAATCAGCGCGGTCAAGTCAGCCGATGAGTAGGCCGAATTCTGGCCGGAGCCCGGCGCCCCGGTGCGCTGGCTGCCGATAATACCGTAAATTGGCTTGTTCAGGCTTGACTGCTCGGGCGACAGATTTGCCAGGCGTCCTGCCGCGAAGCCCTGAGGCGACACAAGCCGCACTACGGTGTTGACCTGGTCGGACCACCAAAGCCAGTCGCCGAACATCAACTTTGCCGAGTAGCTATCCAGTCCGGCCTGGGCTTTGGTCGTTACGGCATTTGAAATCGTGTCGCCGGCAGGAGTGGTAAGAATCATGTAGATTCCTTCCTGCAGACCGAACTCCGCCTCGACGCTCCAGGTCGTCGAGTCATCGCAGTCGGCCAGCAGCGCCAGTCCGCAACCTTGTCCTCTCAGCGCGTACATGCCAGTCCGCGTGGAGGAGTCGGAGCCGACGAGTTGGGTGCTTGAGACAGACGTCGCACCGTCAGATCCGGCGCTCGTGGATCCCAGTGTCAGTGAGAACGGCGCCGGCGAGGCGGTTGAACCTCCGGCGCTTGCGACGACCAGCATGGACGGTCCACGTTGCGGACCGAGGCCCGTGTTGACCGCTGCGGCAAGATTGTTCCAGAAGACGGCTCCGTCGCCGGTAAGACCGTCGTAGATCTCAGGTTCAAAGCCTGACACCAGGACCGAAAGGCGCCACGTCGCTGGCTTGGAACTCTGCGCAAGCGTGATCGCGATGCTGTTGCCCAAAGAACCTGTGTAGACCGCCGCAAAACTTGCGTTCGTGCCCGGAAGGATAGAGTATGCTGCCGTATCGGTATCATCCGTCACGCGAACACACCGGAAGCTTTGAGCACCCTGCTGGACTGCGGTGGCGACCTGAGTGCCCATGTCGTATTTCCTGGGCATCAACGCGCCGAACGACTGGGCATAATCGGCCATGGAGCCAACAATCGTAGGTTCGTTGACAGGACCCCATGACGCTGTACCGACGACGCCGATGATGTTGGTCGGAACACCATTCAGAACGAGGTTTTGTGGCGGGACGATCTGAACATAGAGATCCGGAAGAATAAGCGACGTCGTGTTGACGGTGCCTTGCTGTACAACTGGCACGGACTTATCCTTTTGACGCTGCGGATGAGGTAACTTTGACCACAAATCTCTTGTAGTCGGAGCCAAGTATTTGGTTGATTTTTGCGACATCGGCTATGATGTCGCCTCTGACGTAGCCCAGGAACGGCCTCGTCGCGACAAGATGGAATGTCATCGTGTATACCTAACCATAAATGAGATTACCATTTACCGCTGCAGCACCAAAAATCATCGAGGGCTGCTCGATGTTTATTACGGTGGGATACTCGGTGCCATAGATCAGGTCGCGACGATAGAGCAAAGCGTTCTGCGCCTGATCGTAACTGGCGGTGTTGCGGTAAGTGATCCGGGCGGCAGTGCCATCCGATAACGACAGAAAGTTTGCCTGATTCAGCGACGTGTCGATGGCTGCGGCTACTGAATCGCGCGTGGAAGGGCTTGGACACCAGCAGATGATTCGCACGTCCTTCTCCTGGCGGCGACTCTCGAAGACTGCCGGGCAATCGCGCACGGTTCGCACGACGACGGAGCGAGCGCCTGGCAGGCTTATACTCGCCGCCTGCGTCAACGCCAAGCGATCGGATTGAATGATCTGGGCCAGGTTGGCCGCGACCAGTTCGATCGTATCTCCGGTTTGAACGCGATAGATATAGGGTTTCCCGTCAATCAGTGCTCCAATCACGTCTCCCACGGTTGGAGTTCCGCCGACGGTGACCGATGAATTCGTCGCGCTGGCGGTGACTCCCGGCTGGAGAGGGGTGTAAGTCCAGTCCGGTAGATACCGTGTCGTAGTCTTTCCGCTGTCTCCGTCAGCCGCAATCGATACGTTGATAGCTCCGGCTGCAAGATCGGTATTCAAGGTTGCAGTATTCGGCCAGCCCCTGTATACTCTGCACAAGGCTCCCACGATACTGGACTGCGCTGATCCATTCGGATACAGGCTAGAGCTGACAGCATCGGTGACTGCCTGCTCGACGTCAGAAATATCTGCCATCAGGTGGTGGCCATTTTAGCGGTGATTCTCCAACCCAGACTTGTCAATTCAGCGCTCGAGATGATGGCGCTTTGCCCCAGGTCGTCGCTGATTCTGTCGCCTGACAGCAACAAAATCCCATTGGGCGCCGGAACCAGGATGTCCAGATACATTGTTGCCTGGTCGGTGGGAAGACCGACAGACGTCGAACCGCCCCGACCTCCGGACAGGACGCTGGCCGGCCACAGCTCCATCAGTGGCATCGTACCATTAACCGTAAAGCCGCCGTAGTTATTTTCTCCCGTTGACGTCTGTAACGTCGGGCGTGCTATCGAAATGGTTCGATTGGTCGTAACGCATAATACAGGCAGCAGGGGGGCCTGCGAAGCGATGAAATACGTGTCGGATTCAAGAACCAGGTAATCTCCCGTGCGGGTATAGCTGGCATCGAAGATACCATGCCAAAGCGGCCGCCCGTAGGTATCTGCGGCATTGACCCCACCCTTGGCTGGCACGAAGGCTGCAGGAAGGCGCAGGAAACGGTTTTGCCTCTTGAGCGGATCGAATGGGCCGTCGGGGCGAAACGCATCAGCGGGTTGGCCAACGTGCCGAGCCGATCGGCCCAGGCCGAAGTACAGGCGATCCTGAAGTCTCCGGCTATCCATGTGCTATACAACCAGAGAAACTGTGCTGCCGGAAAGGGCGTTGCCCGGCGGAACGCCGAGAAAGCCGCAAAGGCGCCGACGCCACTCGTCAAGAAGATCGATCCTGTCGCTCATTTCGCTTTTGTTGCGTGTCCATATTCCGGCCTGGTCGGTGTCCAGGCTGGCGGCGGCCGCGGGAACCGCCAGCTCAAGAGCCAGGAGCGTGCCGAGATACCGGCGCACGACAGCAACCTCTGCCGACGAAAGATTCGTCAAGCGGAACTCCAGCAATCCGTAAACCTGGAAGAAGCGCCATGACTGCATGCCGCTCGGAGCCGCACCGTACAAGGGATATCCGCAGAACCGGCGGATATCCACTTTCTCGGCGTCTGTTAGCGGGTTCACAGGATCGATCCGTCACCGCGACTGAACAGGATGGTGCCGGAACCGGACGGAGTGATCGCCGCTGCGTAAGTAATAAGGCTATTGACCGACAGAATTAGCCGACTGCCCGGCAGAACTGGCATATCTGTCGCGGCCGCGGTGACACTGGAGTCCGAGCCGAACCTGATGTAGCCGAGGGCACTCGATGTGTTCGTTACCACGACAGTGTCTCCACCGCCTACCAACAGGGTATTCGATGACACAGCGCTCGCTGCGATACCAACGGTACCCGTTGGGCGGAAGGGGCTGACTGAGCCGATCGGCATGGCGATTAGGCCCTTTTCTTGTTAGCCGATGTGTTCGACGATCACAGCGCGCTTGTAGGCGGCGTTAGTCGCGGTGGGTATCGTCGTGGAATTCGTCGTTGTGTCGGACGGTGCGCAGAAGCCACCGATCCAATACCAGGACTGTGCAATGATCTGCTGCAGCCGATCAATCGCCTCGCGGGTTACCATAGCAATGCCATCGACGACCGATACAATCGAGTCCGCGGGCGCAACATCGGCGGCGGCGATGCCGGCGAAGTCACCTTCGATCAGCGCGCCCTGCCCGCAGATCACGGGCCGGCGGACCATAAGGCTGGCCAGAGTAGGATGCGACTGCACGAACGCCTCGGTTGTCGGCACAAACCGCAGTCCCAGGAAGTCGTTCGTCATACCCTTCCTGAAGACCTGGTTGGCCGAAGTCGCGCCCTGGAAGAGCTGCTTGAAGTCCGGATCGGCAAACAACTGGCGAGCCGAAACCGGGTCCAGATAGCAGTTATAGGCGCCGTCTATTTCCGGCACCGCGTTCAAACGCAGTTTGGCGACGGCGTCCAGGAGGCACGACATGGTGAGGGTGTCGGAGGCGGTGAGCAAGGACGTGTTGGTCCGCTGGGACGGCCGCACTATGGAGGAGGCGTTCGCGGCGGTTACAGTGTTTCCTGCCGTTCCGTCCAAAACAGAGACGTTGCTTGACAGCGTGAGCGTGCCGGAAATGCCATTCGGAGCCGTCGAGACGTTCGTAGTGTCAACCGTCGTCGCAACCAGCGTGTAGGCGTTCGACCCAATGGTAACCGTCATCGGATTGCTGGCGCTCACGCTCTGCTGCACGCCGTTGACGAAGACAACCTGGAAGCCACGTACGTCATCGACCGTAACGGTAGGTCCCGCCGACGCGAGTGTGGTACGAACCCGCGAATTGCCGCCCATGTAGGCCGCAAACAAAGCATTTCGGCCAAGTTCATCCAGGCTGCGCGCCGCCTGCTCGCCATTCACGTAGGCATTTTGCAGGAATACCGACGCTATGGCCACACGCTCCGCGACCACGTTGAGATCGGTTGTCGCGGCATAATGATTGATTGTGATCGTGAACTGTTCTACGCCCCATGAAGTCGGCGTCAGCCCATTGTCAAAGTTTGTGTTCGCGGCGGGCGCCAGGGGGGTCGTAACCGTGGGTTTCAGTCCGGCACGGGTCTTGGTCAGGGTTTCACCGATCCCTGCCGCGACAGTGATGCGATCCGCGCAGGCCCGATAGCCGAGCCGCGACCGCAGCGCCTGGGAAAATTCACGCTCCAGGAAGCCTTGCTGGATGATCGGCTGCAGCGAGGCGGGAAAATTTTGGATACCCATCAAGTGTCCTACGAATGATTGGTTGTTTCGCCAGAAGCGACGAATGGTCTAGAATTGGTGTCTCGTCAGGGCGGCCCGCGCAACGGCATATTCTTCATCCGTCATCTCGAGGGCAGTCTTCTGACGGACAGGCTGCGATGCAGGCACGGCCGCGATGCTCGAAGAAGAGGTTGGCCCGAACAACCAGGGCTTATCCCGACGAAGATCTTCCATAAGCTTACGTCCGCCGACGATCCTGTCGTTGGCATCAAGCACAATGGCAGAGGCATCGAGAAGCTTAAGCCCATCCAGGTCGATCATTCCTGCCTTGATTGCTTCGGCCCGGAGGCCGGCCGCTACCAGACGGGCTTGATACTGCGCGTGAAGCTTGCTGATTTCATCTTCGGCGGTGCGGTCCTGCGGTTGGTCCTGTATCGCAACAGGCTGCTCGTCGTTCAGTGTTTCATCCATCTCCAGCTCATGATGTTTCGTCGACTTCCGAAAAATTGACTTCCTCCGAAAAATGTTCGATATCATAACTTGCTGCAATGGTACGGGCTGCGGTTTCACGGCTGATGCATCCAGCCGCGACAAGGGCCGTCAAGGACTGAACATCCTTCTGGCGATCATCGGCCGTGGTAGGATACCATCGCGGCCACTTGAGGCTGAGCGAAGCAGTCATATCGAGAGGAGCGATTTCCTGCCCGAATACAGCCAGGGGATATACCTGCGACGCACGAACGATCAACCGCGCAAGCTGCAGCAGCCCCGCTTCGCCGTAGCTCGTGCGCATATTGTCCGCAAGCCAGATCAGCCCCTGGTTGAGCAGCTCCAGCGCGCGTCCGGATTGTGCGGCGCTCATACGCTCAGGGCTGGCCCGATTACCGTGAACGCTTTCAAGAGCCAGCTCCCGCAGGGTCCGGACGTACTCGATGACCGCGCTCGATGCGGTTCCCCCGATTTCCAGCAACCGGGCGTCACCCTTCTCGGAGACGACAAGGGCATTGCCGGCGCCCTTCACGAGGTCGCCGTCCACGAATGCGGGATCCTTCAACAACAGTGTTGGGTCGCTGCTGTATTTCAAGCCGCGGCCCACCTGGCTGAGCTGGTAGTCTATTTCGATCTGCGTGTGCATGGCCGCGGCGAAGGTGCACGCGCCGTCACAAGGATAGCCGGTCGAAGGCAGGCCAGGCAGGTTCTTGATCCAAACAATAGGAACTGCCCCCAATTTGTGGGACACCGTCCTGGTGTCATCGATCACCGGAGCGACCGTCGAACCCACACGAACGGGCTGGAACCAGGTTTCACTTGATTGGTCCCAACGGCGTGCGAACCAGTACTGCGCGTCAGGATCGTCGATCTCGTAGCCGTTGGCGATCAGGTCAGCGCCCGACACCTTATAGCGCTCGTCGACAGATGCCAGCGTATCGGGCGCCTGTGGATCCCATTGGGGAGTAAGATACAGTGTGTCCAGGACCTCAACAAAAATGCGGCCCTGAAGAACCCGGAGCAGCAACACGACTGAACCGACAGCGCCGCGTATGGCTGCTTCGGTCATTACGAAATTGAGGCGCGTTTCCTTGATGATGCCCGCGAATACGTCTCGAATACGGGCGTCGTTGCTGTCGATGCTTGGAAAATGTCCTTCGCTGAACAGCAGCGACACACTGTCCTCTACGACGATCCGGCAGAGCGGATACCTGACGCTCGGCCGCCGCTGACGAAGGGGGATGTACTCTCCGCCCGGGCCCCGCTCCTCGTGGAAATGATAGGGCAGGGCGTCGTACAAGGTGCCATTCAGTACACGACCAAGGGTGCTCAGTCGTCGGACGCGGTCCGGATAGTCCGGGTCACGGGGAACCAGTTCGCAGAGCGTATCAAACATCGTCTCTCGCGGTTACTTTGCGGTGGCGCTAGCGGTTGAAGATCGACACGGGAACCGGACCTGCCATCCCTGGGCGGCCGGTCAATGTCGTGAACGCACGCACCAGGGCGTCCACTTGGTCATCCTTGTGCCCCCAGGGAAAATCACGCATTTCTTCAATCAAGGTCTGGTTCCAGTCACCGGCGGCGACCGAGATGTTTCCGGCTTCAACCTGAGAGGCCAGAGGCATCGCGCGGGTTGCTTTCGATCCGGTCTCGCGGGATGAAACGACATGGAATCCCGCTAACTGGCGGACAAGATAGGCCATCTGGCTTTTCCCCGCCTGTCCAGGATCTTCCGGAATCGCCACGATCACGTTCTTGCCATCTTTGTGTGCGGTCTTGACGATCAGTTCCTCCACTTGATGCGGCGTTCCCTGCAAGCGGACAACGTCAAGAATGATGTAGCGACCATCCGAATTCCGCTGCATCCTGATGCCGACAGTCCAGTCCGGGTCGTTTTGACCGGTGTTGCCGGTGGCTGCCAGGTCCCAGGCGCGGACAACTGTATTGATTGCGCCTGGCTCCGGCGTTGGCCTGATCGCGATCTTGTCGATTGAAAACAAACGCCCCGTCGAAGGCAGAGGTGTTTGCTGAAACAGGGCCGACCATGCGCGTTCGCCAATCAACTGGCGTTTTCGGGTCAGGGCGCCGTAGTCTTCCCACTCTGGCCAAAGCGCCGCACCGACCGGCCTGCCAAGCGGGTCGTCGGCCTCGGCGAGGGCCGGCAGTCGAATCACACGCCATTCCGATTGAGCCTGGCTCAGTAGCTGTCCGCCCAGATCATCCTGATGCCAGCGGGTCATGATCAGGACGATCCTGCCGCCTGGCTTCAGGCGCGTAATGATATCCGACTTGAACCACTCCCAGACATAGGCCCGCTGGCGAGGACTTTCCGCATCCGCCTGGGAACTGACCGGGTCGTCGATAATGATCAGATCGGCTCTGCGGCCAGCTACTGCGCCACGGACGCCAACCGCCAT